TGCTATTGCTCCTAACGCTAGTAGTGGGATTATTTGTTCTGGTACTTCTCCCAGCATCGAGCCTTTTCGTGCTAATGTTTATACCCATAAAACTTTATCTGGTTCTTACCAAGTCAGGAACAAATTCTTATTAAAAGTTTTAAAATCAAAAGGATTAAAGGGAGAAGAGTTAGAACAAACTCTAAAAGATATTGCCGGTAATGATGGTTCTGTACAAAACTTAGACATACTTACAGATACAGAAAAAGAAGTATTTAAAACTGCTAACGAGATAAATCAAATATGGGTTGTTGAACATGCTTATAAAAGACAAGAGTTTATTTGCCAAGCACAATCTGTAAACTTATTCTTTACCTTACCAAAGGCTACAGAAAATCAAGATACGCATGATGAGTATATGCAGTATGTTAATGATGTGCATTGGTATGGTATGAATAAACTAAAATCACTCTACTATTTTAGGTCTAACGCAGCTAGAAATGTAGAAAATGTAAACATTAAAGTTCCAAGAATCAAGTTAGATGATGTGGAATGTATAGCCTGTGAGGGATAATATGAAATTAAATTTATATAATGCTTTAGAAAAACAATACGAAGCTGATATAGAAAAAGCTAAAACTAATATTCTAGTTTACCTAGAACGGGGTGTTGGCGTAGCTGAACATGATGATACTATAGAATCTATGGACAAATTAATTGAACAGTTAGCTAACGCAGAAGATAAATTAAAAACACTAAAGGAGAACTTTCATGAGTTTGTTAGGCACGAGAGATTATTATAAACCATTTGAATATCCATGGATGTTTGATTACTATGTATTACAAAATCAAATGCATTGGATGCCAAGAACTTACAGACAAAGAAAAGAATTTACTTACACAAATATTTAGATTGTTTACTCAATCAGATGTAGATGTAGCTAGTGGGTACATTGATAAGTACATGCGTACATTTAAAAAACCAGAGGCAAGAATGATGATGTCATCTTTTGCTAACATGGAATCTATACATCAACATGCCTACAGCTTACTACTTGATACAGTAGGTATGCCTGATATAGAATATAAAGCTTTTTCTGACTATGAAGAGATGTCAGATAAACATGATTATGTTTCTAACTTTAAACCTACAAAGTCTGATAAAAGAACTATAGCTAAAACCCTAGCAGTTTACTCTGCTTTTACAGAAGGACTACAATTATTTAGTAGCTTTGCAATCTTATTAAACTTTCCTAGATTTGGTAAAATGAAAGGCATGGGTCAGATAGTAACATATTCTATTCGTGATGAATCAATGCATGTAGAAGCAATGACTAAACTGTTTAGAGAATTTATAAAAGAAAACATAGATATATGGACTGATGATTTCAAAAAAGAATTATATGAAATATGTAGACAAATGGTAACACTTGAAGATAAATTTCTTGATTTAGTATTTGAAATGGGAGACTTACAAGGATTAACTAAAAAAGATATGTATGCTTACAATAGATATATAGCCGATAGAAGATTATTACAACTTGGTCTTAAAACTAATTATGACCAAAAAGAAAATCCTCTTGGTTGGATAGATGAAGTTATGGGTGTTGAACATCAAAACTTTTTTGAAGGTAGAGCAACTACATATATGAAAGCAGGACTAAGAGGTAGACAAGATAGTATTACCTTTAGTAATTTAAATGAAGAATAAAGAAGCTACTCTTTTAGGATATAAATTTATTTACAATAGAGCAGGTAAATTAGTAACTGAAAGAACATCAACTGATATTAAAAAACTTAAACCTTATTTAACTACAGAAGAATATGAAACACTAAAAACTATTGTTAGAGAAGGCACAGTTAAATTAGATGATATACATAATTATATAGAAGCTCATTTAAATGCACGAATAATGAAAAATTAAAAATTTTACAAAATATACTTGACAAATTTAGAATAGACACTATAATATAAGAAGAGTGTGCGAAAGGTCGGCACTCATAAACTTGCTTTATAAAAGGAGTTAATATGACAAATATAAAAGCATTTGG